CGGTTGATTTACCAAACCCTGTCTGAGCGCCAATGAGAATTAGATTCTTTCGGAAAAATGGCACTACGCCGTCGAAGGTCTTATTGATAAAGAAGATTGCCACTTTTGCAGCAGCGATATAGTCGTCATTCTCATTTTGAATCTTTGCGATCTGTTCAGGAGACAAGGCACCGTAATTGGCATTCTTAGCCAACTCTAGATCTGCCTTGTCTTGATTCATCTTATCTAGCTGGGCATTAACCCGCTCAGTCTCAATGAGAGTCTTCTTCTTAGAATTCTCGTGACGGAGATTCTCGTACTTTGTTTCTTCTTCTATGTTTTTCTTGAAGTCTTCTAGAGTATCAAGATCTTTAGCGTCACTCATTTTTATCCTTTTTTAGGAACGCCAAAGGGTCATTCTCAATGATCGTATATTCTGGTATCACTAGTCCCTTCAATTGACTCTTATCAATCTTAGGTCTGGACACGAATACTGATTTGGTATTGTCAACTTTCTCAATGGGGTCAAGCTTTACTGTCGGCTTAGCGATTTCTTCTGGCTGAGTAGCTTCCTCTATCACTTCTGGGAAATACTCGTTGATGGCATATTTCCACTGTTTTCCAAGCATCAATTGCCATTCTTTCAGCTTGCCGTCGTACTTGTATGGAGTGAGAACGCGTACAATCTGAGCAGATAAGAGATTAGATTTGATGTCCTTTTCGTCGTAGCCCCTGGAAATGAAAGTGTTAACCAATGCATTCATAGCAGTCCGCATGTCCGATATCTTGTGATATGGATTGCCCTGCTTGTTTGTATGCTCTACTCCGTACTTCTTTTGCCAGGAGAGCAATAAATTGTACAGGTCGTCGCCTGTCAATACGTTATCTGACATATTCTGGGCCGAGGTTCCTTAAAAATTTCTTAGCAATTGCAATTTCTTCTTCAAAAGTGGGATTGCTTTCGTTTTTTTCGATGAAATCAAAGAGAGTTTTGGCTTTTTCATCGTTCGTACTATTTTTGAATATTCTGGCCTTTTTGTCAAACCTTATTTCTTGTTCCTTGAGTTGTAAAAGTTTCTCAGGGTTCATGTTGTGTTCTGACTCATGCGGGTCTAGCCCTGCACCGGCAAGATCTACCAATGTCAAATTGCGCTGTTCGAGAGGAACTGCGACATACCAACTTCCAGCGAACTGAAATGGTTCTTCGATCTTAGCTTTGGTTTTGTTTTTAATGGCCTTAAACGCCACGTTATCGAGGATCCTGAAGCCGTATAGCTGGTTATCCTCCAAAAGCTTGTAAATGTCATCAGGAGGCGACTTAGGCCCATAGAATGCAACGTACTCGTCAACCTTAAGACCTTTGATGTTCTTGGCCTTCTGACGACATACTCTGATAAGGTCATTCATGCGCTGCTTCATAAACATGGTGATAATAGCCATATTGCCATCTTTGATAGCTTGAGTGTCAGGCATTTGACCGTGATTCTTGTTCATGTAAGAAATACAAAAGTCTTCGTACTTATCACGATTCTTAGTATCTGAAAACTCCATCAAGCCAATGAATTCTACGATAAATACCCTACTACTGCTAATGACATCGTCAACGCCAAACCCAACCGTGGCAAACAGGTATTTGTATGTGTAGAAGGTATTGCGGGACATACGGTCAGCGATAGGATGGTAGACTTTAATTTCGGCTGGAGTAGGATTGTAGTCAACCCTACGTAAATATTGGTGACGCAAGTAGCAAAGCTCAAAATCGTTCTTTGAATGGATCTTTCGTTTTTCTGCGGGTGGTCTGGTAACTGATTGTTTCATTGTATTATTTACATTCCATCCTTAGATATATTGTCTGAATAGCAATCTTCTTTATTATGGAAGATAAAAAGTTTTACGTTTACGTACACAAAGATCCAAGAGACAATTCTGTCAGATATGTAGGAAAGGGCTGTGGAGACAGAGCCTGGAGATTAAAATGCAGAGTAGCCAAACACGGTTCTTGGATAGCATCTTTGGCTAACAAAGGTTTGATGCCAATAATTGAGGTGCTTGAGGGATTCGATAAAGAAGAAGACGCTCTGAATAAAGAAAAAGAACTAATAGAACATTTTACAAAAATAAATCCCAAACTATGCAACATGATTGAGGCAGGAATAGGATGCCCATCAGGTGAAAAACATCCAATGTTTGGCACAAAACACAGCCCAGAAACTAGATCAAAAATGAGTAAGTCAAGCTTAGGTAAGCCAAAATCTAAAAAGCATAGGGAAAACATCGGCCTAGGGAATAAAGGTAAAAAGAAAAGTCCAGAGACAATAGCTAATAGAGTAGAAAAAGTCAACAAAAAGGTTGTGTGCATAGAAAATGGAGTTACCTATAAATCTGTAAAATGTGCGTCCACCGAGTTGGACGTTGACCGTTCTTCTATCGTGCGAATCTGTAGGGGCAAACAGAAAACTTCTTGGAATAAGCTTACTTTTAAATATGCCTAAGAATTTTCATCTAATTTTCTTACAGCTTCAACTAAATCTTTAGCGAGCTTGGGATCATCTTTTATTGCTTGTGCTGCTTCCTTCTTTCCGTTGAATCTTTGTTCACCAAAGAAATAGGTCCTATTATTTTCGGTTTTCATGATTCCAGCATTTTTAGCCAAAAAGAAAATCTCTTCATGTTGATTGATAATGCCTTTTTGGTAGTCCATGGTGAATACGCCGGATCTACCCTGAGGACCAATAGAATTGGCTTCACATTTAACATATATGCGATGGCCTGTTAGTAGCTTGTTATCGCGTGCATCCTTAATATCTTCTTCAAAAGTTTTACCTTCTATATCAGCTTTGTCCTCTGCGGCACCCGCTCTTTTCAAAGAAACGAAATATTCAAAAGCATGCTTAACGGCCCACGACTCTGCCATTTTTTCCTTAGGACCATATTTGCCTGCGTCCAAATTTCCGCGCATTTGTGATGTAGCGATAAGTAAAATCTTGTTGCGTTTACAAAAAGGAACAAGTTTAGAAAGTCCAATTTGAACGGTCAAGGCGTGATCTCCAATAAGATGGTCACTGGAAGACTCTGCTCCTTCTCGTTTTACTCCCATAATATTGGTCAACGAATCTACCGCGATCATCCGTAGAGGCATGCCATCTTGCACCATGACTTTTATATCGTTGTCCACACGATCAAATATTTCTTTTGGACTATTGGTATCGTAAATGATCATTCTGTCTTGATCTATTTCTGGAAAAATCTTGCCTTGCAAGGCACCGCGCAGTTCCGTATTGAAAATAATAGCTATGCCTTCTGGATCACGTCTCTGCATTTCAAGAACCATAGAATAAATGGATAGAGATTTACCGGCCTTCTGTTCCGAGAAGAACAAGACGGATGCATTTTTGGGTATACCATGTGACTTATTTGCGAAAATCCAATTAAAATATGGACTTGGCGTGTATAGACAATTTTCTGCCGCAAATGAATCGTACTTAGAGTCTACAGCATCATCATATGCGCGAAGCTGTTTTGTCCATTTATTTGCCATCTTGTTTCACCACGATTTCGTCGTCGTAGAATGCTTGTTTGGGAGTTCCGTTAATAACTTGTAAAAACCTGTAGGGCTTTTCAATCTTTAGTAAATACTTCAATTTTTGCAAAAATCCGCTTCTGTCCACCGCGTAGTAAATATCCTCGCGAGGCCCATCCAGTGTTCCATCTGGATTTTTTATGTAAAACATCTTGCCTGCATATAATGCTTGGGCTTCTTCTCTACTTCCCATGTTTTCTCCTAGATTTTCAAGACAAAGCTTGATGAATGCGCTGCGTGTAATTCTTCTTTCTTTTGTTCTTTGGGCAAAGGGCCAGCAAGAAATTCATTCGCCTTTTTGCTAAAGGCTTCTTTGAACTTTTCGATACTCATTCTTTGTTGATCTGGCGATTTTACTTGCTCAGCAGTATACGATTTGCCGAAACACATCTGTTGCCTGAGATCGTCTTCGCTGAGATGTGCGTATGGGTTGGCTGGATGTATTTCGTTTAGTCTCTTCTCCAGCTTGTCTAGTCGCATAAATATTTCATTAAGTTCTGCTTGAAGGTGCGACATTACGGTGCCAGCCGTATCTCCTGCACCAAGACTATTTACTAATCCGTTGAATGGCATTATTTCTTCCCCTGAGTCACATGGTAGTCCGCACCAGACAGTCCGCTGCGGATAATCAAGTCCATTTTCTTACGCATGTAGCGACACACGTTCTCGAACACTTTGATTTTGCCATCGAAGTTGTTCTCAAGCGCTTTAAGCTGATTTACCCTATCCAAACACATTTGGTAATTAGGATCTCTGGCGATATAGGCCTTGCGCAGGTCAGCGTTGTCTTGCGTTTTCTTGATGTTATTGTCAATGAGATACTGGGGATAAAGGTCTAAAAGTATGTCTGCCTTCGCTTCTTCTAGGGCCTTCTCTGCAAAAACAATCTGATAGCCAATGGTCGATAGGTGCCTTTTCAGGTCCCTATAGGCTTCATTGTAAGAATGTTCTAGATCGGCATAAGTGGAAGGATTGACGGTTTTAGCTTCAATAATCCTGGTCTCTGCATCTCTAATCTTTGTCACGTCCAAACGGATTTCTGGTGCTGTCCTAAATGGAGGCAGCACCATGACTTGTCCTTCTGGAACGGCGACAGGCGAATTATCGCTCACCTGTTCTCCTTAGCTCGGAATTCCCAAGCTAGCCAAGAATTCTTTATCGGACTGTTCGCTCACGGGTACGCCAGCAGCTACAGGCTTGGCAGCTTGCGGTGCGGGAGTAGACACAGCTTGAACAGGTGCGGGTGCAGGAGTCGGAGCTGGTGCAGATGCAGTCGTCACAACTGGTGCGGCAGCTACGGGTGCTGGTGCGGCTTGAGCTACAGGCTTGGCAGCTTGCGGTGCGGGAGTAGACGCAGCTTGAAC